CCTTCGGGCCTTGGGGTTGAACATTCGCAACTTCAAGGCCACCGTGCTGCGTGGCGCAGCGGACGGCCTCAAGGAGTTCGGTATGAAGATAGTCGCGCAAGCCAAGATAAACCTCAAGAAAAACGGCAGCATCGCGGAAGGTACGCTTCGCAATAGCGGGCGCACAATCGCACAAGCGGACGGAACCGTGGACGCGGGGTTTTATGCTGGCTACGCGGAGTTCGTAGAGTACGGGCGCAGGGCGGGCAAGATGCCGCCGCTCGATTCGATTTATGCGTGGGTACACAAGAAAAAATTGAAACTCACGAAAAAGGAAAGCGAAGCGGTACACCTTGCGGAACGCGAACACAAGGAAAAGGGCATCAGCCTCAAAAACCTCGTTAAAAGGGTGTTCAAGAAAAAGGGCGAGATGTCTAAGCAAGAGCGCGAGGAACGCACGTTGGCGTACCTTATCGCCCGCAGCATCGCGGAACACGGCAGCAAGCCGCACCCGTTCCTCAAACCCGCCTACGAACAATACCGCAATAGCATCGACCTCTTTATGCAGAACGTAATTAACAAGACCATCCAACAATTTAGACCCAGCAAATAATGGCAACGGCAAAAACGGCAACGGGAACCCTGCGGAAAGCCTTGACCGCAAAACTCACGGCACTTGGCTACCCCATCAGCGCGTCGGTCAATAGCTGGCCGCGCGTGCAACTTGAAGATGTCACGGAAGCGGAACCCATCGACAAGGGCCACGATGTGCGCGAACTCGGCTTCATCGTCGAAGTGGTCAGCCTCGGCAACTATGCGGAAGCGGACACGGCTATGACGGCAATCGAGGAAGGGCTTATCGGCACGGACACCATCACGATGACGGGCTTCGCTTGCTTGGAGATATACAAGGAGTTGGGGCAGGAGATCGTGGCCGTGGGCGATGCCGACAAGCTGGAGATAACTCGCCGGACGCAGTTCCGCGCGAATATAGCGACCAAAGCCGGAAGCGGCAGCGGTAGCGGAAACGGAAACAACTAACAAACAAAAACGATAAGACAATGGCAGTAAAAAGTGGCAACAAACGGCGCGTCTACTTGACGACTGGCAGCGGCAGCGGCACGAACACTTGGATTGCTGGCGAGCAGAGCAATAGCGTGGATTACACCAACAATGCAATCGACGCAAGCGACAAGTCCACCGAGTGGGATCAGTTCATCAGCGGCAACAAGTCGTGGACGGTCAGCGCGACCTTCAACCTTGACAACGCCTCGACGGGTCAGCAGAAAACGCTGCTCCAGTCCCTCGTCAGCGGCGCATCCGTGCGCATCTTCGTGGGCGAACTCGGCAGCGGCAACGGCGTTATCGAAGGAATGGCCGGAGCGGGCATCGTGTCGAGCATCAGCGAAACCGCCGAGCGAAACGGCATCGTGTCCCGTGAGGTCACGATTACGGGCAGCGGTGCGCCGACTATCACGTACCCTTCCTAATTGCTGAGGTATGATTAATCCACGGCAAACGATAGAGATGCAGGGGGTGACGGTGGAGGTGCTGCTCACCCCCTCGCTCTACAAGCGCAGCCTCACGCGGGGTATGGACTTGACGCTTCACGACGCGACGGACGCGGCTGAGGTGTGGCAAGTCTATGTCAAGCATATCTACCTCGGCTATCTCAACGCGCTGGATGTGGCGGCCTATGACGGCATCAAGACTAAGCAACGCTTCACGCTTGTTGACTTTGAATCGTGGGCTGCGGGCGAAGGCAAGGCGCGGTTCGCCGAGTTGCTGGCCGTGCTGGTGGAGTTCAAGACGGGCAAGACGCTGGACGAACTCACGAAGGAAGCCGAGAGTAAAAAAAAAGAGCCGGAAGCCGCAAGTCCGAGGCGGTTTCGCTCTTGGAGCCGTGGGAGCCACGGCGTGACTGGTTGATAGGACATTGTGGCAAGAGCGAGCGCGAAGCGGAGGTGGTATCGTGGGTTGAACTCCGTGCGCTATTGAAAGGCAGGGATGAAAGGGAGTACGGGGCGTGGGTACGGGCGCGGTTCATCGCGCACACGATATACTTGCATATCCCCGTATTCGGAAAGGGAGTGCGAAAGGAACGCGACCCTCGGCGGTTTTTCCCGCTGCCGGGGGACAAACAAGGGGACGAGAAGCCGACGGTGGTAAGGGTTACGAAGAAGCAGGCGGAACGGCTGGATAAAATCTTTGAAAACATCAGAAAATGAGCCTCTTAGGTAATATATGGGTTAAGTTGGGGTTGAAATCCGACGACTTCAACAAGGGCCTCGACAATGCGGAACGGCGTACCAGCAAGTTCGGCACGTTGATGAAGGGCCTCGCCACGCGCATCTTGTCCGTGGCCGTGGCTATGAAGGCCGTAGCGAGTACGGCAAAGACGCTCGCCGATTTTGAGGCCGCGACCAGCAAGTTGGCGGCGGTTCTCGGCAAGACGAAGGAGGGCATCAGCGGACTGACGCAGACGGCCATCGACCTCGGACGGCGCACCCAGTACACCGCCAGCGAGGTCGTGGGATTGCAGACGGAACTCGCAAAACTCGGCTTCGTGGAGGATGACATCAAGGGGATGCAGGAGGCCGTCTTGAAGTTCGCCGCCGCCGTGGGTACGGACTTGTCGAGCGCAGCGGCCCGCGCTGGTGCAACGATGCGCGGCTTCGGGCTGACGGCGAAGGAAACCAACGATATGCTGAACGTAATGGCGATAAGCACCAGCAAGTCGGCCCTTTCGTTCAACTACTTGGATAGCACCCTCGGCAAGTTGGTTCCCGTGACAAAGGCTTTCGGCTTCGACACCCGCGACACGATTACGCTGCTGGGAACCCTCGCAAACGCTGGTATTGATGCGTCAAGCGCAGGGACGGCCCTCCGCAGGGTGTTCAAGGAACTCGCCAACGAAAACTCCAAGCTGAACAAGGCCCTCGGCGGGCAGCCCAAGACGATGGAGGAACTTATTACGGGCTTGCAGAAGTTGAAGGGCGCGGGTATGGGCGTGCAAGAGGCTTTCGACCTTGTAGGCGCGTATGCGGGTTCGGCCTTCGCCGCGTTGGTAAATGGTGCTGACGATTGCCGCGTACTATACGGACAGTTGCAGAACGTGGATTCCGCGCTGGACGATATGTACGAAACGATGACCAAAAACGTGAAGGGAGCCATCAAGGAACTCGCCTCCGCGTGGGAAGGTTTCGTGCTGACGCTGCAAAACTCCACGGGGCCTATCGCTTCGTTCCTTTCGCGCCTCGCCCGTGGTGTAAACACGATTACTGACCTTGTAAATGGCGTTTCGCTCAAGGATTCGCGGACGAAGCAAATGGCCGAAACCATTATGCAGCAAGGCCAGTTCAAGACCTACGAGGATTACTTGAAGGAAATCCAGCGGGCCGAAGCGAAACTCAATGCTGGTTTCAGCAACGCCGTGCAAGGTATGACGCAAGAGCAACTGAGGCAGGGAGGCCAAGCCGCCCTCGCCAACGAAAAGCAAATGCGCGAATACCTTGACGCTTTGCGGTACGCGGCCTTCCAACAATCGCAGAAGGAACAAGCCGCCGCGCTGGAAAATATGTTCGGCGGTGGCGGCAAGGTGTCTATCGTCCCGACTGAGGACACCGACCCGTTGAAGGACTTGCTCGATTCGCTGAGCGAAAAAAGCAAGGACGCAAAGGACGGGATGTCGGAACTCAATGCGGAAGTTCGCGAGTACGTGCAAGAGATAGCCGACGCAAACGAGTACGACGATGAGATGCGGGCGCGGGCCAGCGAAATGATGCAAGCGATGTACGAGGAAAGCGGGGCCTATGATAAGGTCACGCAGTCGGTCATCGAAATGGCAAACGAAACCGCGACCGCCACGGAAATCGCCATCGACCACGCTGAGAAACTGCGGGATGTGCTGGTAGATGCGGCAGAGGAAATCGGCGACGCTATGATGGACAGCGCAGTCGGGAGCCTTGAATACCTTGCGGAAGCCCTCGGCAGCGGCGAGTGGAATACGGGCGAGTTCATCCGTAACCTTGTCGGGCCGCTGGCAGACGCAGCGATCTCGGCTGGTACGTTGATTCTCACGACGGGCGAAGGACTGGAGGCGGTAAAGAAAGCGTTTGAATCGTTGAACGGCTACGCGGCTATCGCGGCGGGCGCGGCACTTGTGGCCCTGGGCCTCTCCCTCAAAGCGGGTATGGCGGCTCTATCGAAAGGCGGCGCGAGTGCTGGCACGGCTTCGACATACTCAAACCCTTACACCTATGCGGGCGGCCTCGGAACCGCCCCGTCTGCCGGATATGGCGCAAGCATAGATGTAAACGTGACGGGCGTATTGAAGGGGCAGGACATTTACCTCGCATCGGAACAATATCAGCGCAATAGGGGGAGATAACAATGGCATACGGTCTGATTCTATACAAGGAAATAAGCACCCCGCAGGGCATCCAGCGAATCGAGATTCTAAAGGACGGCTACGCGGGGGCAGCCGTTGAAATGGCGGGCCTTCACGCCGACGGCCTTACCATCAGCAAGGATTCCAGCGACCTCGCGCAAGCGATAACGACCAGCGTCTTGACTATCGCCCTCAGCGACTGCGGGGAACTTGATTATAGCCAGTTTTTCACGCCAAACTCCACGCTCTACAAAGTGGTGTGGAAGATGGACGGCTCGCCCCGCTGGACGGGCTTCATCACGCCGGATTCCTTCACGGAAAATCTCGCCTACCGAGATACGCTGACGCTGACCGCGAGGGATAACCTCGGACGGCTGAACGACTACGACTTCTCGCTGGGACGCGGGCAAATGGTGTCCGTGCGTGACATCATCACGGAAGCCTTGACGGTGGCGGGTGTCGCTATGGATACGGTGTTCACGACCACGAAGGTGGCAAGCGAACCCGAAAGCACCCTTGCGATTGACGGTCTTGTAAACACCTCCCTGCTTGTCGGGCGCACTTGGCACGAAGCCTTGACCCTGCTGCTGACGGGCCTCGGCCTTACCCTCGCGTGGAACGATAGCAACAAATTCGAGGTGCGCGACCTCAGCCAATCACCCAGCATCAACCAGTTAGCCTTCTTCATCCAAAAAAGCGGGTATCGGCAGATCCGGCCCGCGTGGAAGAACTTTAGCATCGACCAGTCCTACGGCCTCCGCGACAACTTCTACGAAGGGCAATTCAGTAAAGAGGATGTAAATAGCACCCTCAGTCAAGACGGAAAGACCTTCACGGTTCCGACGGGCAGCAAGTGGAGCGGCAACCTTACGTTGATGAACCCGTATATCAACGGCGCGGCAGGGTATGAAACGATATACCTTCCCGTGGGTAACGCGGACACGATGACGGACAAGATTACCTATGCACAATGGGTTCCGAATCTTAACCGTCCCATAACCCTCACGATGAAGTGCAACAATGCGGCGTGGGGAACGGCGACGCGGCCAACGCTTTCGATATGGGCGCAGCAGAAACTGCCTATCAGTTCGTCACACGGCGGGCAGATCGAAAGGGCTTTCTACGCCTTGCGCTACCGTCTAAACGTGTTTATGGTCGTGGACGGCGTGCGCTACATCTTGCGTGAATCGTGGATACCGATTATCGACGCGCCGACGCTGGAGGAACCCTACCTCTACTTCTCCCTTCCCAGCACGGAAACGGGCGTGGATACGGACGAGGAAATCAAGATATACATCGGGGAGGTTCCGGGCAGCGGCGAACTCCAAATCGAACTATACAAGCCGCTGGCGTATGTCTATGAGGATGACGGAAGCCAGCCGTGCATCACGTATGCGCAGACCAACGCCTACGGGCGGCTGACGGACATCGGCCTCACGGTTGTAGAGGGAACGGCGGCACGCGCCAAGCAAGTCGCCATCAATGCAGACCACAACATACAAGCGGGCCTCGGCGTGGAAGTGGGCCAAGTGCCGACGGGCGTAGGTAACGCCCTGCTCTATCTCGGCGGCCTATTCTTCGACGACGACGACCTCACGCCGCTGACGGCCTTTGCACGGGCCGCAAACGGCACAAATTACGACCTTTTGGAGTTGGTGGCACGGGAATATATCTCGTACTCCAACGCGGCTTATAACGCCCTTTCCGGCACGATGCGGACGGCATCGGCGGCGTTCCGTTTCGACAAGTCCGTAGCCTATGACGGAAACGACTATCGGCTGGTAGGCGCAAGCCTCGCAATCCTCAGCAATACGCTCAACGTGCAACTACTCCAGCAGGAGGCAGCCTTCGACACGACGGCCTACACGATTACGGATGTGGATAGCGAAGGGCGCAGCAGCATCACGGGCGGCACGGGGAACATCCCGCAGGGGCAGACGAACACGGCGAATATGGAGGCCGTGCTTGTCTTGTCGGAGGGTCTTGCGAAAGCATACGCCCGCCTCACTTCGCTGGAGGACTGGCTGCGTGACCCCGCGCTCGATGAACTTTGCCTCGACTACATCGGCATCGCCAAGCGGCTGAACGTAGGCGGTATGGAGGTGGAATACGATGCGGAGAACGACGCTTGGCATCTTATCGGCAACCTATACGCGGACGGCTGGATAAGTGCCGGAGGCGTGAACTCGTCCGGCGGTGGTGGCGGCGGTGGAATCGACCTCGGCGCGATGTGGACTTCCCTACGGAACACGCCGACGCAGACCAGCGATGTAACCAGCACCACGAAGATTGCCCTCGACCACTTGCCCTATACGGCAGGGGACGGCATCAGTATCGGAAACGCGGGGGCCATCGGCCTATCCTCTACGGGCGTAGCGGCTGGCACGTACACCAAAGTGACGGTCGATGTCTATGGCCGTGTGACGGCTGGCGAGAACCCTACGACCCTCGCGGGGTACGGCATCACGGATGCGGCAAGCGCAAGCGACCTTACGACGCTGGCGGGCACGGTAACGACGCTCACGGGGCGCGTGGATGCGCTGGAGGACGGCCTCGGCGCGTTCTCGGACGGTATCGCCAACGTATATGCGCGTGTATCCTCGCTGGAGGACTGGCTGCGGAACCCTTCGCTGGATGACCTATACGTGCAATCCTTCGGAGCGGGGACGGTTGACACGGCGGGTATGCTGACCGTAGGCGGCACGGCGAATGTCGCGGGGCTGCTGACGGCAAGCGGCGAGGTCAAGATAACGGGAACGAGCAAGCGGCTATGGATCGGGGACGACATCTACCTTGAACTCGACACCAACGGCTACTTGCATACCAACGGCAACTTTTATGCGGACGGCTTCATCAGCGCGGGTGGCCTCGGCACGGGAGGCGGCGGCACGGGCGGCGTGACCCTGCTGGATGTGTGGACGAGCCTCTGCAATACGACGGTAACAAGCGTAGGAGCGAATACGAAGATAGCGGTGGCCCATATCCCGGACATCACGGTCAGCAAGGTCAGCGACATCGAAAGCTGGTGGACGACAAAGAAGAATAGCCTCGGCCTCGGTGCTGCGGCCACGTATAGCATCGGCACGGTAAGCGACGGAAGCAACGGCCTCGTCACGGGCGATATGGTGTATGACTTCGTGCTGGCGACGGCGGCCACGGGCGACATAGAGGCGGTCTTTGCTGAGGGCATCGCAACGGTGGCGGCCCGCGTGGGTTCGTTGGAGGACTGGCTGCGTGACCCGTGGCTCGACACCCTGCAAGTGGAGGATTTCGGCGCGGCGGTTGCTACCGTGAACCGCATCTACATCGGCGAAGGGTTTATCGAGTGGGACGCTGACGGCTACTTCCACGCAAGCGGCCCGTTCTACTCCGACGAGTGGATTAGCGCGGGCGGCGTGAACTCCGGCGGCAGCGGAAGCGTTGACCTCGGAGCCGTATGGACTTCGCTATGTAATACGCCTATGACGACCGCCGACGTGACTTCTACCACGAAGATTGCGTTGGCGCACCTTCCGTACACGGCGGGCGACGGCATCAGCATCGGGAACACGGGGCAGATTGGCCTCGCAAGTACGGGCGTGCAAGCCGGAACGTATGCAGCGGTCACGGTGGATGTGTACGGGCGCGTGACCGCTGGCTCGGCCCCTGCTGCCCTTACCTTCGGCAGCAAGTCCTACGACGGCACGACGGCGCAGACGCTGACGGCGGCAGACATCGGGGCACTTACGGCACATCAGACGATATACGGCCTCACGATAAACAACGCCAGCGGCTCGGCGGTGCTTTCATACAACCCCGCGAGTGCGGCGGGGAGCCTCACGCTTACGAAGGCTATGGTCGGTTTGGGGAACGTGGAAAACACGGCCCTCAGTACGTGGTACGGCTCAACCTATATCCGCACCGTCGGCACGATTACGTATGGCACTTGGCACGGCTCGGCCATCAGCAACACCTACTTGGAGAACTCGGCCATAACGATTGCGAACACCAGCGTATCGCTCGGCGGCAGCATCACGGCAAACCAACTGAGGTCGCAACTCTCGATTAACAACGTGGAGAATACGGCCCTCAGTACGTGGGGCGGCTCCGGCTACATTACGCGCGTCGGCACTATCCAGTACGGAACGTGGCACGGCGACAAGATAACGAACTCATATATCCAAAACCCTAACGTAACGATTGCGGGGCTGACCGTGAACCTCGGCGGCAGCATAGAGGACTACCAGCTGCTTTCGGCCCTCGGCCTTACCAGCGCGACAAGCAGCATCGAAACGCTATTCAGTTACTTCAATTCGTCCGGCGTTGCGAATAGTGCGGCGCGTCTTTCGGGCACGGCATCGCGCACGGCGTGGGGTCAGACCTACTGGTCGAGCGGCGTTCCCAGCAGCATCAGCGGCGCAATGACGGGCGTGGATTCGCTCAATAGTTTCGTGTTCCTCACGAACTCAAACACCCGCCTCGGCATCGGAACCTCGCAGCCCAGCAGCACGCTCCACGTGGCGGGCGGCGCGTATGTCACGGGCAGCATCATAACGGACAGCTATATCTACATCGGCGGCACTTCCGCTTACATACAATACACCAGCGGCGGCTTGCATACCAACGTGGGCTTCTCGTCATCGTCCTACATCACGGCGGGCGGCGTAGGCTCGTCCTCGGATGCACGGCTGAAAGCGGACTTGCGGGACATAGACCTCACGGTGGCGCAGATCGCGGCGGCCCCTGCGGTGTCGTTCCGCTGGGTGGACGGACGCGGGAACGGCGCGGGCAGCATCGCGCAATACTGGCAGAAGTTGCTCCCCGACAACGTGCGGGGCGAGGAATACCTTTCGATGGAGTACGGGAACATCGCCCTGCTCTCGGCCATCACGATAGCAAGGGCCGTCGAAACGCAAGAGCAGAAAATCGCGCGGCTGGAGGCAAGGGTCGCAGAACTTGAGAAACAACAAATAAAAGCATAAAACAATGGGACTTAAACCGAAAAATGTTTATCAGACTATCTCGATGGAGTTTCCGTCGGATAAGGCAGACGACGGCGCAATCCGCGTGTCCTTTGCCCTTGATGTTCACAACGACACGGCCATCGGCCTCAGCGGTGGGGGCGTATGGAAGGGGCTGACCCTTATCGGCTCCTTTGACGGCTTCGTGGGATTCGCCCACAACGTGCAAGGGCCGGACAAGGAAGCGGTAGATGCGCTGCTGCACGAACTCAGCGAGGCATTAACCGAGGAATACGGCGTGCCGCCCGTGCAAACGGAAGTGGATGAACCTTCGGAGCCGGAAGATGAAGGCTCCGGCAGCGGGGAGGGCGAATAATGGCAACGTATGCGCTTACCTTTGCGACGAGGGCGGCTTTCGACACCAGCCTCGCATCGGGGGACATCTACAACTTGATGCAGGGCGTGACCAGCAGCAAGCCGTCCGTGGCGATTACCGCGACCATTACGGAGAGCGGGGAAACCTTCGCGTGCGGGACAAATGTTATGATAGACATCAAGTCCGTAGGGCCGGGCGACCGCATTATGTACGATTCGACAAACGCCAAGTTTTTCGGCATCGCGTCGAAGTGGATAGACAACAATTACCCGAACCAGCCGACGCAGCATATAATGATATTCAAGACGGGAGTGCTGCCAGCGAGGTACGTGGACTGCGGCGTATGCGTGAGGCGTTTCGGGAATAGGATACGGGTGGCGGGCGTAGGGTCGCAATTACCGTGGTCAACGCGAGAGAGTGCTTTTCAATGGGATGTCCCTGCAATTACAAAGTATACAAATATCATAAAGAAGTCGAGGACATCAACAACTGCGATCAATGAAACTGCGCGAATATCATTCCCTTCGCAACGATACCAAGAAGCAAAATACCCGGACGGACAAGCAAGTTACCTTCCAATAATCCGTTCCGCGTGGGATGCCGCAGTTAACGCAGGGAACGCGACGGTTACCGGGAACGGGAAAACTGTCACGCTGGCAGATTATGGCAATAGTTTCGACAAATTCCTTGCTTTTAATTACGCGCCGCTGTGGCCCGCGACTGGTGTTTATAGCGACACGGACGGCGTGTCCAATACCTCAAAGATAGTTGCCGAATTTGTCGCCAACCACGGCAAGACGGCGGCATCCGCTGACTACGCCGCTGGATATTGCTATAACTATTATGTTAATGCTCCGGGCCTTGGAAAGCGGCAATGGTATCTTGGTGTTCTTAAAGATTCAGCCGACTTGTGTAGCATACGCCACGCGCTCCCAACGGCGTTGGCGTGGGGGGTGGGATATTTTTGGTCGAGTTCACAATATACTGCCGCCCGCGCTTGGTACATTGATTCCGTTGGACTTACGAACTTTTATGACAAGAGCAACGGGTTTTACGCCGTCCCCCTCGCCGACCTAATCCTTGAGAACTAAGATGAGCAATTCCAACGGACAAATCAAGGCTCCCGTCAACATCGCCGCAGACCTCGGCTACGTGCTGGGTACTGGTAGCGGCGATTTGGGCTACAACATCGCCAACGGCAACATCAACAAGTGGGCGGTGTACAAGCCCGTGCGCAATAGTGCGATAGGCTGGGTTTCGCCGCGCAACACGCTTGCGTCGCTCGGCTTTGGGGATACCCTGCCGCGTGCCTCTACAATAAACGCCCTCATCAACTACTATTCGCAGACGGACAACGGTTGGGCCTACTTGCGGCCTCGCGGAAAGGCGCAGAACGAATACTACCGCGCTGCGGACTTTTGCAAGATTGTGGGAAGCGGAGGTCTTGATACAAGCAACTACGGGTACACGCACTACGCCCGCAACCCCTTCGGGGCGAACTTCTCAGCACTTCCGGCGGTTGTATCTAAGAACGGCGACCAGTTATTCGTCCAGCAGGGGCGCATCACGCCGAGCGGCGACTACCCCGATAACGAGATTGCGATATACGACTTCAACCAGCTACTGAGCAATTCGTTGAAGATGAAGTATTACGGCTGCGTTATCAAGGGCTATTCCGGCAGCGCGTCCTCAGTAGCGGCGCGGTTGTTCGGCAGCGACACGGACTTCACCAGCGCGGCAAGGGGGAAGGAGGAATTGAACTTCACGCTCACAATCAACTCGTCTAAGTTCCAAACGCTGGGCGGGTATATCGTGTACCCTTGCATCAGTAACTACGCGCTCAGTGACAACGGTACGACTATGACGAGCGGGCAATACTTGTACCCTATTCCGGGCGCAACGCCCGCCATTTTTGAGGTAATTGAGGACTACATCGTTATCGTGCCTTACGCGACCGTCCAGCCGTACACCAGCGGCAGCAGCTACAACGTACAATGGTCGTTCCAAATCACGAACTACCACGACTTCGACATCACGCTTACGGATGTAGGGGCGCGGTTCCGTCTGCCCGGCAAGGTTTATCAAAACACGATGGAGGCGGGAGAGGTTCCCGTTGACATCGGGACGGTTAACATCGCGGCGGGTGCTACCTACTACTACCCCGGACAAGGGCTTTCCGCGATGCAGAACCTTACGAACTTCAACCTATCGCAGTTGATTGTCGGCGCGATGTATAACAACCAGTTGAAGCAGACGGCCCGCACGTTCATCGCCCCTGCGCCTAACATCTAACGAACACACCAAACACACCAACGATATGAAAAAGCAAGAAATGAAAGCCGCGCTCGACGCGCTAAAGAAAATCAAGATGCCCGCAATCTCCGACAAGGCCCTGCGGAACGGCATCATCACGACACACCTCGCCCTGCTGAAAGCGCAGCGTGCCTACGAAAAGGAGGCCGCAGACCTTGAAGCCGCGATGCTGGGAGCCTTTGCCGACGACCGCGAAGCCATCGGCAAACTCCAGCGCGAGATGAACGCCACGACGGATGCCGCAAAGAAGGAGGCCATCGCCGCGAAGATAAACGCCTACACGGAACTTTATGAGGCGTGGGAGGCGTACACCCGTGCGCTGAACAAACTCGGCACGGAGGAAGTGGCGGTCGCGGGCATCCCTATGCAGCCGTTCATCGGCGAGATTCAAAAGCAAGATTTCGACCTCGGCCAGATCGAGGCCCTTTACCCATTACTAAACGAAGAACTATGAAAGGAGCATTCATCGAATTTCTAAAAGTGGTCGCCCTCTTTGTTTGGGGCGGCATCGCCATCATCACAAGTGCAGCCGTATGGAACAGTCATCCCGCGCCCTTCGTGGGTATCGTGGCGGCTCTCGCCCTGCTGCTGCACGGGGTCTGCATCTACGCGGTCGCCCGCGAATTGTTGAACCGCAAAAAGGAGTAGGCTATGTTTGAGGAAGAAGGCGCACTGGTTATGGAGGGGAGCGTCGCCACGACGCTGGTGGTGTTCTTGCAGACCGCCGTGCTGAGGATGATACCGTATGCGATTCCGGCGGTGTTTTTGATTGCCCTCGACCTTTTCTACGGATGCAGGGCGGCAAGGTTCCGAGGGGAGAAGGTACGGCTCTCGACGGCGGTACGGCGCACGATGACGAAGTTCTTTAGTTACGTGTGCTGGATCATCCTCGCCTCTACCCTTGCGCTTTCCTTCCATCACGACTGGATGGAGTGGGCCGTGCTGGGCCTTGTCTATGTCAACGAACTCGCGTCCATCATCGGCAACTACCTTGAAACTAAGGGCATCACGTTCTCCTTCGTCGGCTTCTACCGCTGGATACTGAAAACGATTGCGGGCAAGGCGGGCGAGGCTATGGACGACGCGGAGGCCGAGGGCATCATCATCGGCAAGGACGGCAAGGCCCGCGACAAGAAGGGCCGCTATGTGAAGCGGAATAATATGCACAAATAATGCATAATTATACGCGATATGTAAAGAAAAACGCGAAACCTTTACACGTTTCTACGATATGGCAAAATACTTTACATTAAAGGAACTCTGCGCAAGCGAAACCGCCGAGCGCAAGGGGATAGACAACTTCCCCACGTTTGAGATAGCGGCGCACTTGGAGGAACTGGCAGACAACTTGCTCGACCCCTTGCGCGTGGCTTGGGGTGGCCCTATCCGCGTGACTTCCGGCTACCGTTGCACGAAGTTGAACACGGCGGTCGGAGGGGTCAGCACATCAGCCCACAAAACGGGGTACGCGGCAGACCTCATCGACCCGAAGGGACGGACGGAACGCCTTATCGAGTTCGCCCGTCAATGGGCCATCCTTAACAAGATACGCTTCGACCAGTTGATAAGGGAAACGGACAAGAAGGGCAGCGTGTGGCTCCACTTCGGGCTATACGGCCCCGGAGGGGTGCAACGCGGCCAGTTGCTTAACATCGTCAAGAAATGAAGAAGGAAACCCTGCGCAGTTGCGAGTGGCTGCTGGCCCTGCTGGTGCTGGTTCCCCTCGGCTTCTTGACGGGCCGCTGCACGGCCCCAAAAACGCCCGTAGAGCCGCTTTCCCGCGACACGGTAATAGTTACCCATTACGACACGATAACGCGCGAGAAACCCGTTTATATCACGAAAACGGTGGTCGATACGATGCGCGTTCCCGTGGTTGATACGCTACGCATTAGCGACACGCTTTGGCTGGCCCTTCCCCGTGAGCAACGCACCTACGGAGATACCACGTATCGGGCTTGGGTCAGCGGCGTGGAACCCTCCCTCGACAGCATCCGCATCCGGCAGACGGTTCGGGTGTGTTACGTTACGGAGCGGGTGCCCGTCGAGGTTTCGCGGAAGTGGTCGCTGGGCGTACACGCGGGGTACGGGGCCGTCCTCCAGTCGGGGGGCGTGACCCTCTCCCCGTATGTCGGCCTCGGCGTATCGTACAACCTTCTATCGTGGTAAACCGAAACACACAAACACACCTTTTATGAAAGAATACTTAATCGTTATCCCGTACTGCGCAAAAGGGGCGCAGGGGCGGGAACTGGAGTACGCGGTCGCTGGCTGGCGGCGGCACTTCAAAGAGCCGTTCCGCATCGTACTTGCGGGCGCAGACCATCCCATCAGCAAAAGCGGCGACGACATCTGCTGCGTCCGATCCCGACGGGTTCAAGGGCGCGAGGGGTCGTGGCGACCGCATCTTGATTACGTGTCTTGCTTGCGCAAGGTACGCGAGGCGTTCCCCGATACTGAGGGCTTCGTGATGGTCGCGGACGATTGCTACGCCGTCCACGACTTCGACATCCACGATGTTATGGTTCCAAAGTTCCTCGGCCCTACGGGCGAGGCTTACAACCCCGCCAACGGCTGGAGCGTTGACAAGCACCGCACTATGCTCGCCTTGCGTGAGGCAGGGCTGCCTACGAACAACTACACGACGCACTTGCCGCAATGGTATGAGTGGGACAAGCTGGCGGCACTATGGGACAAGTACAAGATGGACGAGGTGTCGCACAATATGGAGGACTTGTACTACAATACCTACGCGGGTGACCGTATCGCGCTGAACGTGCATCGGCAGGATGTCCCGTACAAGTGCGGCCTCTATGCGCAGGGGTACACGGAAAGCATCTTGAAGTACGCGGCTGAGGAAAGGGTATGGATTACGAACTCGCCGGAGGGCTGGAGCGATACCCTTGCGAAATTTTTAAGGGAGTATTACGGAATTTGACTATCTTTGTAGCATCTTTTGCATTGTGGTAGATGCAAAAAGGTGGTTCTTGTGCCCTCGGTGTGGTAGCCGGGGGCTTTTTTTTCGGGGGGTTGGCAAAAAAATTTCAACTTTTTTGCAAAATAATTGAAAAAATAATTTGCAGATTCAAAAAAATGTTTGTAACTTTGCATCGTAAAACAAAAACGAACCACTTAAAACACTACTACAATGAACACCACTACCACCCTCCGCTCGATGATTGAAACCCTCAAGAGCGAAATCAACTACTGCAACAACAAGGTCACGGCCCCGATGATTATCTCCTGCCCCTGCGTAGTCGCTACCGAAGATACCGAATACGTGGTTGGCGTAAAGGACGGCCACGCTACCGTTGAGGTCGGCCTCTACAATCAAGGCGCACGCTTCACGACCGCCGAGGCTGAACGCCTCGCCCGCGAGTTCCACGCTGAGAACGGCTACGGCAAACTGACTTGGAAGGTTTTCGGATGGAAGCACTTCTACGCTGCCCGCCGCGATGCTCTGCAAGCCCGTCTTGATTCGATCCTTAGCATCCCTGGGATTGAGGCCAAGATGAACATCGAGTTCTAAACGAAAACCAACGGGGGCTTCGGCCCCCTATTTAACCACCCATAAAAACCTACTACAATGAAAACCTTTTACACCGACAACGAAGCACTCAGCGAATTGCTGACGGAACACGGAATTGAACTTGTCTGCAACGAAGATATGCAGATTGTAATCACGGACGAGGACGCAGAGCGCATCCCCGCGATCGTCGCGGAATTTGCCCCTGCCGCCATTGATGACTATACTATCGAATAGACCTATGCCAAGAGGAGGAAAGCGAATCGGTGCTGGCCGCAAGCGTGAGGGCGAACCGCGCATCCAAATGACGGTCACGGTCAAGGCATCCACGCGGGACACCCTGCGTGAGATGCGGGCCGAGGGCCGTTACATCGGGCGCGTGCTTGACGACATCGCCCTTGCGTGGCGCAGCGGCTACGACACCGTACAACTACGAAACAAGGAGGACGAACTATGAACAAGACACAATGCCCTTTTGACATCGAACTGCACCGCGAGATATGGGAGCAGGGCTACAAGGCCGGAGCGCACGACGAGCGGGCGGCAGACGCTGAAATCATCGCCGAACTTTTTGGGCCGCCCTGCGACTTCTCCCCTATTGACGAAGAACTTGTGACGGACGATTACTGCGAACATAACTGCGGGATCGGCAAGGAAATCGATGCAAAATGCTGGCTTAGATATTTAGATATTAGGAGGACGAATAATGAACGAAGTAAACGAAGGTAAGGCTATGTTGCACGTCGCTGACAAGTCTTACAAGATAGGATGCCGCGATACCAGGCAAGCAATCCGCGCCGAGATAGAGCGGCGGATAGCTGAATATAACAAATCAATAGAGAGGTTTTCGACGAAGCATAAATCGCGGAACGCAGAAAGAGATTCGTGGAAATGGGCAGAGTGTAAAAGCCTCCTTTCCTTCATCGACTCCCTGCCGGACAAAAACAACCCAGATCCGTACAACCCAACCTATGATGAGGACTATCTTAATGAGAAAATAGCCAAAGCTACGAAATCGTGGAAGGGTGTGGACGTGGATGAGTTTATGGATGAGATGCGGGATGGGCCGAGTTTTCCGACATCTACCGAGATGATTGCTGAGTGGGAAAACAACGAACTGCCTATGCTCCGCGAGAAGGATTTTCGTGGAGATGCTGAAAGGATGGCATACAACGCATTTATGGATGGATTCGCAAAAGGATTAGGATACATAAAATGAAAGCACCAGAAAAAATCTTTGTGGAAGTCTGCGAGGATGGAATCTTCGCCTTCCCGGAACCACCTTTTAAAGAATCGGTTGAATACGTCCGAGCCGATATCGCCCAGGACGAAATAGAGGGAATTTTCCAACAATTCCCCCTAATGCCACAATGGAAATGGATTGACCCGAAGTACGAATATCCGCCCTGCCTTACCCGCGAGATGGATGAGTATGGCGATTGGCATTACACCATTTCTTCCGGGAAAATCTCGGGCACTTGCCAATACATCTCCTTGGCAGAGCTTGAACTCTTGACGGATAAAGAATCTTTACATATTCCCGAAACATGTAAAGAAAACGGCGATTCTTTTACAGATGCGCTGGAAAATAAAAAGGCGTAAGAAGAAATCTCACGCCATAAACAAATTCTTGGTTGGGAAGCCCTTCGAGTTGTCGATGCAAAGATACAAATAATATGGAAGAAAACAAATTAGAGAAAGAAATTGGACGATTCGGAATAATTACTACCTTTGTAGTGTCACAAAGTCGCTACAAGGGTCAAATGGGAGTGGGCTGCGAGCAATCGCGGCCCTTTCTTTTGCTATTTTGCCACGCACGTGCCACAACTTTCAGCAGCCCAAGCCGTCCGCAATCGCCGGACAACTCTTGTAAACCGCTGATTTACATAATTTCACAAGGGCAAAACCACTTTCGGCTCTGCCCTTGCTACTAACCTAAACTTAGGGATGTGCCGAAACGCCGCCGGAGGCCCCTACCGCCGCGAAATCGCCCTCAGTCGCGGAAATACCTTTGCAATAGTTTCAATATATTGCATTATCTTTGCGGATACTTGCCACGCCCGTGCCACAAAATCTGCCACAATGATAAACATAGCCCCCGTCATCTATGCACACCACCGCCGCAAGGACGGAACCTACCCCGTCAAGATTCGCATCACGTTCCACCGCGAGCGGCGATACCTTGCCACCACAATCTTCTGCAAGGCCAACGATCTGACCCGCACGTTGAAGCCGAAAGCCCCTGCCGTGGTCGCCCGTATCAACTCCCTATGCGACCGACTGAGAAGCGAGGCCGCGAAGATAAACCCCTTCGACCTTGAGGGCCGGAGCATCGACTGGGTGGTTGCGCGGCTTACCGAGGATATGCGCCGCGAGGACTTCCGGCTCGACTTCTTTGTGTGGGCCGAGCAATTCCTACGGACAAAGAGCGAAGGGAACCGCGCCAAGTACGAAACCGCGCTCCGCGCATTTGAGCGTTTCTTGGGGAAGCGTGCAATCGACATAAACGATATAAGTCACGCCCTGCTGGTGGAGTTCGCGGAGGCGTGCGACGCAGGGCCGAAGATGGCGTGGTCGAGCAGGGCGGGCCGCGTGGTGGAGAGCAGCAAGCCGAGGACGGGGAAAATCTCGCCGCACTATCTCGCGCATCTTTGCCATATCTACGACGGGGCGAAGGATAGGTACAACGACGAGGACGCGGGCGTGGTCTTGATTCCCCGCAGTCCGTTCCGCAAGCTGGA